TTGCATCGCGTGAAGGCCTCACTCATATGTGTTCATTATTAGATGAGACATATGAAGATCGTCTCCATGACTTTTTACAGAAGTATATGGGTGACTCCGAGTTATGTGAGTAGCTCGACAATTCGTCGTGGAGTGACGTTAAGGCTATCCACTCCGGAACTATCTGTAGTATAAGTTTAAAATAGTTGTACATATATGGATACTACATATTTCATGATTTACATGTTTACATGATTGTATGGAAGCTTTGTGTATATAGACACTTTACCCTTAGAGTACCGGTTTTCACTGGGGGACTCGTCATCCAACAAAACATTGTCGCGCGCTTGAGCAGAGGGTACTGCCTTGACGCGTTGTAAATATAAATTTGCCTACTTCAACTAATAATAATAATAATAGTCTTGGAACTGACTCAAATAGTTCTACACCTGGCGCTTTTAGTATATCTAAGGCGCCTTCAGAATTATCAACACAAAATGTACACTTTGTCGATGGAGACACACCGTGGTCTTACGATATTTCGTCATCTTCAGATGGAACGACAAAGCTCGCTGGATTCTCAGACGCCGAGCTCGGTACATTCCTTAGTCGTCCGATCAAAACCCAAGAGTATCAATGGACTCCGGGTGGTGTTCGCTTGTTTGAAACATTTAATCCGTGGACTGATTTCTTTTCTAACAGTGATGTTAAAGATAAAATTAATAAGTACAGAAATTTGAGATGCAATTTGAGAATGAAAATATTGCTAAATGGTAACTCTTTTTATTATGGGAGAGCATTAGTATCCTATAATCCATATTTGGTTAACGATAATGTTACTTTAAATCGTGCATTTTTTGAACAAGATTTAGTGGCGGCTTCTCAGAAACCTCATTTTCTGTTGGATCCCACTTCATCACAGGGTGGTGAGATGTCTTTACCATTTATATGGCCAGAGAATTATTTAGATATTACCCAATTTGGTTGGGAAGATTACATGGGAAGAGTCACCATACATGATTTTGATATTTTAAGACACGCTAACGGTGGTACTGATCCCATTACAGTTTCTGTATTTATTTGGGCTGAAAATGTTCAGCTTAGTATCCCTACTAATAGTTCTGCTCAATCTGGTATCTCTCAAAGACCTCTTGATAAGTTGGGTTTTCCTACGTTTGATGAACAAGCAGCCTCAATGAACAAAAAGAAATCCACTAAGAAAGTAGATAACACGATGTCCAATGATGAATTTGTTAAGGACGGACTTATTAGTAAGCCTGCATCTGCAATCGCTAAGGCTGCAAATGCTATGTCAATGATTCCTGTAATTGCACCTTATGCGAAAGCTACTGAATTAGTAGCTACTCGGATTGGGCAAATTGCTAAATTATTTGGATATTCTCGTCCACAAGTACTTGAAGATACTAGGAATTATGTTCCGCGTTATTTTGGTAACATTTGTAATACTGATACTCCCGAGCCTCTCGTCAAGCTTACTCTTGATTCTAAGAATGAGCTTTCTATTGACACGAGAATTATGGGACTTGGAGGTGAGGATGAACTCGCAATTTCAGCAATTGCGCAACGACCATCTTATTGGTTTCAATTTGATTGGCCAGAAAGTGCAGTTTCTGATTCGCTTCTTGCTTCCATGACGGTGCAACCTGTTTGCACTCGTACTCTTTCAGCTGCACCTGTTACTGAATATCATCCAACTGCTCTTGCCTTTGCTGCTGCACCATTTGCAGCTTGGCAGGGATCCATTAAATTCAGATTTAATGTTGTTTCATCTGAATATCACCGTGGAAGATTGAGATTGGTTTATAATCCTCTCACAAATGATAGTGGTGCTATTCCATTTAATACTGTATATTCTACCATCATTGACATTGCTGAAGATAGAGATTTTGAATATGAAGTCAAATGGGCAGATGTTAAAGCATGGAA